CCCGAATACCTTTTGTGCTGTGTCAATCTGAGCGTTTCCTATTGCTGTTACTGTTTTTGTTGCCATATATTAAGGTAGCCTGAAGCCACAAGTTACTAATAATCCATTTGCTGGAGTCGTGGAAACTGCATCTACGTCAATTCGTATTACGTCATTCGTACTAACATCATCATTCGAGGCATTAATCACAGGAGCAGTCGCTGCTGTGTCTGATCCTGTTTCTCCTGAATCTATTGTGATGACTGTTGAAAGCATATCAACTGCTTGAGTAAGATTGTGTATTTGAATATCAGTCGTTCCAGTTGTTCCGGCTGTTATAACTTCAGCGTGGACTTCCACTAAGTTCATCCCATCATAACCTGCTGGAATATGGAAGTAGAATTTACCATTTCCTGTCGCTGTAGCAGTTGTAAAGTCAAAGAGAATACCTTGAACGTATCTCAACCCATGGTTTGATCCTGCAAAGCCATCCGGGCTTATGGCCCTTGTGTTGTCTGTTCCAGTGTTGATCTCAGTGACATTGGCTATCTCTATCCTTCCAGCCACAGTAGTCGAAGCAGAACTTACTATTGCATCTGCGTTTCCTGTAGTTAGAGTCCCTACTGATACGAGATTAAGGGCTGAAGTTATAGCCCCCTGAGTCGCTTGAGTGGTGGCAGTATTTGGGGCCAATCCGGCAATGGTAGAGACTGCTCCGGCTGTAAGCCCTGCGGCTGTCCCTGTGATATTAGTACCTACTAAGGCTGAAGGAGTACCTAAGGCTGGAGTAACTAGAGTCGGAGAAGTAGACATAACAACATTTCCAGATCCAGTTATGACATATTCACCGAGCGTCCCGGCATTATTATATAAAATTCTAGTGGTCGTTCCGCTTGTGATTGTGGACGTTCCCACAGTCAATCCTCCTGCGTCTGAAGAGTTAATCCAAGACCCAGAACTATATGTTAAAACCTCACCATTTATCGGAGTGGTTATAGTCACATCTGATAGATCTCCAAGTGCTGTCGAGGATAAATTTCCAGCGATCAACAGTCTTTTTGTCGTTGGATCAACTCGGAGCATTCTAATATCTTCACTGCCATCGTCAGTCACTCCGGCTAACACCACTACTCTGTTTTGATCTCTTTTTAGTATTTCATCGGCCATATTATAAACTCTCTAAATCAACTAATAAATATCCATTTGCATTAGTCAAAATCTCTTGAAGTTCCCCATCTGTTTCATTCCATGCCATACAAACTGTCCTGAAATTCTCATCTCTGCTTGCTATTTGGCTCTCAGTTGAACTTGTGGCTCCAGAAGAAGACATACCTACAATTAAGTATCCTGTTACCGGATCTACCCGAAGCATTGATATGTCAACATCAGCGTCATCGGAAACTCCAGCTCCCAGTGTTCGATAATTTTGATCTCTTTTTATAATTTCATCTGACATGGTTTAACTCTTATAGACTCTGAATATCCTTTAATATTTCTCCAATTTTGCTTTTAAATCCTTCCTTTTCTTTTTCTAAAGCAATTTTATCAGCCACTAGGCTTTTTTCCCTTACGATAAGATTATCCACTTCAACCTGCATACTTGTTTCTGATCGCTTTATGTCGGACTTGTGCTGAAGATTCTCGTTTTTGATTGAGGTAACTTTATCTTCAATATCCCTAATTTTTTGTTCTTGCTTGTCCAGATCACTCGACCTGTCTAGTATCGCTTGCACTTCTGCTTTTCTAGCATCAATCTTTTCAATCTCCTTTGATTTTTTAGTAACCCAGTCCAATTTCGCTTGTGATATGTCGTTACTAACTTGATTAAGACTATCCTCTTGCTCTGCTATGATTTCTTTGTTGTTATTAATAATCCTTAGAGTAGTATCATACTCATCTTTTAAGCTACTTTTTTGGCTATTCAAATTCTTCACCTCTCTTCTTAAAGAAGTGACGTCATTTTCTAGCTTTAGCTTGTCTTCTATTTTAGTGTCTTGTCCCATAAAACTTTTTCTGCCTTATAAGCTAATAATAAACTTGCCTGTTGGCTTTTGATACGGAGTCGATCTTTTTCCATATCTTCTTTAATCCTACTTAGAGACTTTTTCTCTAGTTCAATTTTATCTTTTTCCTCGTCTAACTTCCTGTGTTGATCTGCTAATTCTATGCGTTGCTTTTCTATCGTCTTCTCCCATTGATCCCCTCTCTTATTGAAGTCCTCTACTAATTTCTTGAATTTGTTATAATTTTCAGACAGGAAACTTGTGTAAACGGAGGCTGTATCGGTAATTGCTTTAACTTCTTTATAATTTCTAGCTGTTTTATTAAGCAATTCTTCACTATTTTTTAAAACTTCTTCAACTCTATCTACTGTCAATCTTTCTCTGGCCTCTATGTAGGCATCTTTGTCCTTATCCAAGCCGGATAGTATTGTGCGAGCATCAGAGATTTTAAGAGTCAAATCCGCTAAATTCTTTATGCTTTCAAATTCTTCTTTTTTAAGTGTTTTTGTATTCATAAATAAAGTTAGTGCGGGCTTGCACCGCATTACTCGTCTTTGCGACTAACTTTCGCAATTATGCGAGTAATTTTTCTAAAGTTGCTTTGGATTTTCTCTTATCGTGAGTGATTCCTCGCTCCTCTAATTCTGCAATAACCTCGGCTTTGTCCTTATATCCTTCGACAGATACCTTTTCCTCTTTTAGAACCCCTTTTGTTTCGTTGAGATTTTCAAATCTCTCAATTAAAACATCATCAGCAGACTTCTGAGCTTGTTTCTCCTCCTTGTATTCACTAACAAGAATTTTTCTAACTAACTCATTCACCTTTTCCTCTCCAAAGAGTGCTGGTGACCTTGAAGGATCTCCATCTCCATAAGTAGAAGACTTGTCCTCGGAAATGAGGATAGCTTTTGCCAAGTTGATTGCTAATCTACGACCTATATGATAAGGAGCCATCACTTCTTCTCCTGGTACAATGCAATTTTCTTTTACCTTACCGAAGATGGGGCGACCATTGAACATCGCACCTAAGGCTGGCGTGAAATCAAAGCTAGCAATGTTTTTCACTGTAACTACTTTGAGATCGTTGTCTGTATTATTCATAAATAAATATAATACTACTTTTTAATTAAAGGCTTCGACTTTCCTTTATCAGCTTCATAGCTGAGACTAGCCCCCATCGTGCTGGGGCTAAGTCAGCAATTAAGCTACGTTTGCATAAACAAGAGTTAATTGATCTGCTCCTGCGTTTGCTACTCTACAATATCCAAGATACTGCCAGTCAAATGCCCCCTCGGCTGTTATTCCCTTAATAACTTGACCTTCTGTATCATCACCTGTTGTGAAAGCTAGATCTATTGTTAGAACTTCTCCTGCTACTACATGACCATTTCCTTGCTTTAGAACCCATCCGAAGTCACCTGAAGCGAAAGCAATTTGTGCAATACCTGTTGCTTGCTGTGCTTTATCAGTGATTGCTGATTTGTCCACAAGATTTGGAAAAGTCAATACAATATCTGAGTCAGAGACACTTAGAGCTGTTGCTAGAGCATAAGACTTGAAAAGTGTTAGCGTGTCCGCAGTGTTATCTCTAACCTTGAAGATCTGACCAACTCCTGTTCCAGCGTTTACTACTCCGTAAGCACCTGCGTAAGCACCTACAGTCCAGCCTGCTGATCCCTCAGTGATATAAATTATATCTCCTTGGTTATCCGCTGCTGAGCTTACAGTGTCTACATCAACAACTGCGTCTGGAACGACTACGTTTCCTGCTGAAACTGCTTCTGCAGTCTTAACATAGATCCATGTTGATCCGTCCGGTGTTTGTGCTACTGATCCTGGAGCGAATTGCCCTTGAGCTGTAGTTGTTTGGTTGACATCTTGAAATGATATTCTCATCATAATAATTTTATTATATTCATATCCCTTTAATTAAGAATATTTCATATAATTTTTCTCTTTCGAGTTAATGGTCTTAATTGACCTTAATAATCTATTCTGCTTCCTCTTCTGGAGTCTCTTCGACTTCCTCAACTTCTTCGTCTATTACTTCTTTTGTTTCTTCTTCCATAATATAACTCTTAGTGATTAAGTAGCTCCGTTCAGAGTTCCAAGTAGTCTTGGATTCTCTGAGCAGAAGTTTCCTGCGTATAATAGGTAACCAACTTGTGAAAGCTGATCTACCGGTGACTTCATAACTCGGAAGTTAAATCCCTTTGCTGATGGAACTCGTCCTGGTACACCTGCTGGAACTGCGTTTGACAATTTCTTAAAGTTAAGAGTGTCATAATCTTTTCCTGTGATGCTTACACCTTTCATTCCGAAAGCGTCTTGGTTTGCATAAATGAACTTCCCTGATGGCACTTGCTCGTCTTTTACAACTGGCACACCTCGGTAAGTTATTGCCCGGAAACCTTGTGTTCCGAAAGCGTTAGACTTTGAGTCCATCAACATACCATATTGGTCATAGTTAGGAGCTGCGAAAGTCTGGAAACTTGCTCTAAGTGTTGGAGTCAGCAATGCTTCGTATGAAGACCAAAGTGACTTCGTTGTTAGCATTACTGATGGCTCTGCCATTCCTACTGTTACAGAGTCAAATCCTGTAGCCATTTTAGCTAGAGTCAAAGCTCCTGTAGAAGCTAGGTAATACCCATCAATAGATGAATATGTTGATCGTGAAAGTGATCCATAAGTTGCGTAAACTGTTGAGTCTGTAGCTGCGTTAGCTAGTGAGTCCCATGAATCGCCTGATCCTGTACCGGCGTACAGGTTATCAGCCATAACATTCAATAGTGACTTAGCTTGTGTATCAAATTCTGCTTCCAAAAGTTGAACAATTTGCTCGTCACCCTTATTAAGTGTTACTTCGATGTCTGCAACTACTACTGGCTTGTAAGCCATCTTAACTTCAAAATTCATCGCAACACGAGTGTTTTGTCGATCTGAGTCAAGCTGGTTTGCGATTCCTGTATTTCCACCATTTGTTGTATCTTGGTATTGAATAACAGGCGCATAAGATGTTCCAGTGTTCCAATCTTTTGCTGTTCGCATAAAGGTCATAAGACCTGGTGTTCCAAGTGTTACTGTGTCATAAACCTTCTTAGGGATTAGTGACCGGGTAACAGTTGTTACTGCTGGGCTAAATGTCATAAATATTATTGTAAACTTTTTAGAAAATCAGAAGCACTTACATTTCTGATACTCGGATCGTATATATCTCCATCTTGAACTGCTCCTCCTCTTTGATTCCCTCCACTTATTGGCTCAGCACTTCTTTTCTTTAAGTTTTGAGCTGTCGTTTCAGAAGCCTTTTTGATCGAGGATTGCATGTCTTTCATGTTGGTATATGCGACCTTTAGATCTTGAAATCCATACTTCAAAGCATGGTCGAAAAGGCTTGATTCATTTAGATTAGGGTTCTGTGACTTGATTTCTTCAAGTTGAGCAGTGACGCTAGTTTCAATTTCTTGAGTCCTTTGCACCTCTGCTTGTTTTTCCCTTTCTAAATCATCCCGGACAACTTGTTTGGATCGTTCTAAAACTTCCTGCCATGTACCCGGTTGCCATTCCTCTTGATCATATTGATTCTCTTTAGGTTTATTATTAGTGTTAATGTTCCCTTTCTCATAATCTGAGAGTTTCTGGGATTTGCGAGTGTAATCTGAGTATAAACTTCGATATTCTTTACTCGCTTCTTCTGGTGGTAACCTTCTTCCATCTGGAAGATCCACTAAGTTATTATCCACCGGTGTTTCGGGTTCCGGAGTCACTTCACCTTCATCCCCTGACTCTGGTGCTTCTTCTGGTTCCTCTGGCTGTGGTTCAGCCTTTACTTCTGGTGCTTCAACAGGTTCTCCTGTATCTACACTCACTACCTCTGCCTCAAATGCGTCTGGCATAATTTTGCGACTGCTAATGTGTAAACTTGGTCATATAGACTGAAAACAAATATAGCTTGGTCGGGTTAGTTTTTAAGCGTGGGTTTAACGACATCACTGGTCGAACCTTTATTCTTTTGTCTTTGGCTTATCTTTTGCTTCTGGCTCCTTTGGAGTTGTCTTGAACTCTAACTCCCTTTTAGCCCCCTCCATCTCAGCCATTTTTTCGGCAAAGAGTATCTGGGGGTCTGCTTCAATTCCTATCTGCCCAAGAAGTTGTAGTTGTGCGTCAGCCGGCAGATCTGAGTAGTTAATTGATACGTTTGGCGGTTTCTCCTCCTTTGGAGGCTCTGGTACTAGCTCTTGCATCTCTTCTGGCGTAATTCCTACTGTAACTGCTGGATTTAGCTTGTACTTCTCTGCGTTCTGGGCCAACTCATTAGCATTGATATATCCTGCCTCTTCAAAGTAGTCTGATGGGGATAATAGGCCTGCTTTAATGTCATTTTGCGCCCTTTCAAACTTAAATTCTGCATCAACTGGAAGAGTTTTACCTGGTACTACTTGAATTTCACTACCTGTCTCGAAGTCGTCCTGAATTAGCTCCATTGTCTTCATTGATTCATCCTTACCCATCCATTTTGCGTAGTGATATTCTGTATAACGTGTCTTCGCAAGTTGATAAAACCATCCAAATATTTCTGAAGACGTATAATCTACTACTTGTACTATCTCATTTAATCTTAGATATGACTGTTGTATCAATGCTAGTCGCCCTGCCTTAGTCTCTTGACCTTCTCTCTCTCCTCTGAAGGCGCTTGACGCTGCCATTATGTTATCAATCTCCTGTCTACTGTCTTTCATATCTTCGAATACCATATTCGGAAGCGGTGTACCAGTTTCTCTTTGTACTCCGGCAACTACTCCTGATCCCCATATAACGCCCTTGGCTTCAAAAGCAAGTGATGTAGCATCTGCTTTGCTCATTACGTCTGAATCCACCTTAATTACTCCATTGACAAGTTCGCAGTTCTGTCCTATATCTTGCTTTCTTTTGTCTATTCCCATCTGTAAGGGGATTGCCATTGTAATAAAATCAGTACGTCCTATTGGTGAATTTTCATTATTTAAAATGGTTGCAAATACATAAGGCTTTCTAGGCTGGTCAAAGTAATTGAAGTAGTAAGACTTATAGCTTATAGGTTCTGAGTGACCTTCGTTTGGAGCTATCTCCTGATCTTCTGAAATCTCTTCTCCTTGCACATCTGCTTCTGGACTTTCTGTCCTGTTATCCTGTTCCATCTTTATCTTAGTGAACAATTCTCTCCTGTCATCTCCCTCGGATTTCTCAATCTGTGTCTCTTCTTCTTCGGTGACCAATATCCCATCCCAATCCCAATATGGATTTCTTATTGTATCCAGGATTAGATTATCGTATTTAAATATTACATAGTCACCGATCCAGGCTTCTTTGTATTTAACTTCTGGATTCATTATGTAGGCTTGGTCAATAGTCTCTTCTGTAAATCCACCCTTGGCTAATATTTCAGTTTTCTTTTTCGGGAAACGTTCAGTTAATGCTATAAGGTTATCTGTTATCTCTTCAATTACAAATTCGCTTTCCTCTTCATTCCTAGCATTTTTTCCTATTCGAACATCTCTTGGATCAATGGCTTTAAGGTCAAAGTCATTCGTCTTTGCGTTCCAAAAAACTTTCACTGAAAACAAACGTGCAAAATACAGGTTCCGGAGCGCCATTCTTGTCACTTCTTTTACATTCAAATCTTGATATTTCTTTCTAAAGAAACGCTCCATGTTCTGAGCAAAGTCTTTACTTGTGTCACCTTCCCTTCCTTGGATGAAGTTCATCATTGGAGGATTAGCGATCACTGAGTTTATAACTGCTTCTACGTTTGGAAATATTCTGTTAGCTGTAACCTTTGGCACAGTAGATGGAACTTTGTTTAGCCAGTCTCCATTATTTTCATAAGCTCTGGTGTTTATGTCATAAGTTTTCTTTATAGTAGCCCATACTGTATCAGAAGAAGCCCATCTTTGTTCAACGAGCTTGGACAGTGACTGATCATTCATTTTTGAAATATTAAAATCTGACATAAAAAAAGCAACCATTCCTTTCGGAAATGCTCGCCATTGTTTGGATGGAGCTATAAAGTTGTACCTATATTATAATATATATATATTATTTGTGCAAATCTTAGGCCCGATAAACCTTTAAATGTGTTGATATACTAGATAATACCCCCTCGTGATTGAAATGTAGTTCGGCAGATCCGTTCTTTGTGTTATGTATATCCTTGGTTATTAGCAGGTCAAAAAACTCATAGTGTTCTAAAAACAATTTATATTTCTCTGCGTCCACTGGAGTTAGAAAGATTGTGACATCATTATTCATCTTCTTTTCTATATCTTAAATTATCAAAATATTTATCCCAATCACCCATCTTGTTGTCATCTGAGATAATCTGGTAAGCCTTTGGTTTCTCCGGGATAAAGACTCCGCTTCCTTTACTTGAAATTGCGAGTCTGTAATACAACGTAGCAAAACAATAGTGATCTCCTCCTGTTGTACTTTGCCATACATATCTCTCAATGCCCTTAGCGTTCGTTTCCTTAACTCGCCTCAATGTCTCGAAATGTTTTATGTACTCAACCAAGTCTTTATTATTCTGTACCCCTATTAAAAACTTTGCATTTACCATGTCGTCAATCATCATGTCAATACTCCTGTCTCTATGTGAGTATACAATACCCTTCTTATCTTTTTCCCCATGCCAAACTACTAACTGGGGATTGTTAGCATTTTCCATCGGGTACCACATCAAAGCATTGCGGTAAGTCTTAACATAATATTTTGACATTGTGCTATCTGGCAAAGCGTCAATTACCAGTTTTGGCTTGTACATATTCATCATGTCATCTAAATTATTCCATTCAGTAAACTTTCCTATTTTTATTATTCCTTTTTCGCTTCCAAGTACATAATGTTTTACGTTACCAACATCAACTCCAAGAAAATATTCATTGGTCACTATGTCCTTTGGAGTCCAAAGATCCAAGATGGTCGTCCTAGATACTGTTAAATCACCTGGATTGTATGGCTCTCCAAGAATGAAGTTATTAAAATATTCCTGATCTCCATCTGCATCTTCTAATATTTCTTTTGCACTGATCTTAGTAGCGATAAGATGAGATAGATGCCACCCTGATACTTCATAATTCGGATTCAACTTGCCTGTCCAGACTACACCATCTTGATCAATCCAACGTCCCGAACGTCTAACATCATCACTGATCTCCTTTTTGCATAATTTGCAAATATAACACTTCTTCTCTCTGTTTATGCTATCCGGAAAAGTAAGGTAATGTTCATCATCGCAGTGCGGACAAATGATATTCCACTCTTTTTGGTCTGATCTTTGCCATTCAAGGTCAAGAGCATCTCTTTCGACAGTTGGGTTAGAAAATAACCATCTTCCCTTATAATCTGAATCTTTGGTTCTCGATTTGTAGGTCGTAAGCTTCTCTTGGTCACTACGACTAGCTTCATCATGGATCAGTAAATCTGCGGTAGTAGAGATGGCAGCGGACTTTGAAATTGTACCTTTAAAGAATATAGATCTTCCATCAATGTCTTTGCGCTCGATATTGTCTGTTTGTATTCCTTTGAAGACTTCTTGATTGTTATTTAATATACGATTAGTCTTTGTCCCTACAAACTCTCTAACATCTTCGTCTGTCGGCATTGTGTAAATAATATTCCATTTAAATTTCTGACAAGCGAATAGAGCTTTTAAATTGAACGTCACTGACTTTCCTACCTGTGCGCAGGCCTTAACAGCGATGTTCTGGCTCCAATCAGCAAGTATGTCTAATAGGAAGGCGTGATCTTTGAAGTCCAATGGATCTCCCTTTTCTGAGACCACGCCATTGCTAAAAAGCCAGTGTAGTATCGAGTATTCTTTTACGTCTTTATCTTGTATTTGAGGCGTTTCCATAATAATCTAATTATTCCCTTAATCCCTTCTTTCGGATATACCTCTTTCATCATCTGAGTAAGTGGCATGTTACACAAAGGACACAAGTCCTGATAAGCAAATCCATCTACCTCTTCTTTGTCAATCTCTAATTTCCACTCATCACCACAGCAAATACAGTCGTATGGATATATATATGTTTCGTGTTCTACCATAAATTACTCTTGATTAGCTTCTGTCTCCGGGAACTCTGCGCAGAATACATCCAGAGATGCGAATATTGATGCGATAGAGATAGCAGTTTCAAGTGCAATCCTCTCTACCTTGTAAGGATCTACAATGCCTATATCTATCATATTAGTAATTTCTTTAGATCTAAAATCATACCCAGTGTCATGCGCTTCATTGTTTTGTAATTCTTTAACAGTGTTTTTTCTCTTCCATCCTTGATTCATTCCTGCGTTCTTCTCCATTTGTAGAAACGGAGCGGTTAAGGCTTTCTTAAACATAGGATCGTCCATTTTTCCAGCTACTTGCAAGAAAGCTACACCTCCTCCCGGTAATATTCCTTCATCCAGGGCCAACTGTGTTGAGTGTACTGCATCTTCGATTTTGTCTCTTTTCAGTCTAAGTTCGTCAATGGTAAATGCTCCAACCTTAATGACCCCCACTCCGCTTGTAAGGCCCGCTAGGCGGTCTTTAGCAACTTGTCGATCAAACTCCGCTGTGTCCTCTATAAGTCTCTCTATGGTGGCAATTCTGTCATCTAGGAGTGTTTCATCAGCCTTTCCTCCCGATATAATAGTCTCTTCTTTGTTTACGATGACTTGACTAGCTTGTCCGAGTACATCAAGACCTACTTTATCAAGAAACATTCCAGCTTCTTCACTGATGACCTTTCCTCCGGTTAAGATGGCCAAGTCATTCAAGAAGTCCTTTTGATCATCTCCTTTGTGCGGGGCCTGTACACAAGCGATATTCAAGGCCCTTCTTTGGTGATTCATTATAAAAGAGGCTAGAGCTTCACCTTCAATGTCCGGGGCGATGACTAGCAACTCAGTTCTACCTTCTGCAATCACAGCTTCTAGTAAGTTCTTGATCTGGAAGTTCGTTGCTATCCGCCTGTCGGAGATCATAATATATGGATTATTTAATACACATCGATTTTTCTCTGGATCGTTAACAAAATGCTCTGAGATTAAGCCTTTTTTGACTCTCATCCCCTTAACTATTTCAAGTGTTAGCTCAACTTTATTACTCTCTTCTACTGTGATAACTCCGTTACGTCCCAATTCTTTAACCGCCATGGATATAATGTTTGCTATGTCTTCATCTAAGCTCTCAGTGAGTGCAAGGCGTTTTATATCTTCATCTTCAACGTCATATCTAAGATCCGATAATAGCTCCAGTGCTATGACCAGGCCTTTATCGAATCTCTCAACTATCTCTCTTTGATTTGCTCCCTTCTTTATCTCTTTGAACGCTTCATTTGCAAAAGCTCTAGCTAATACTGCTGAAGTAGTCCGACCACTCCCGGCTTTGTGGTGCATCTTATTCACAATCTTTCTCATTAGTCGATTTCCCATCTGTTCCCATCGATCCCCTAAGTCAATCATGTTAAGGATCTTAGCTCCGTCGTCGGCAATTATAGGATCGAGATGGCCGGCATCCAGCAAGGCTTTCTTTCCTACCACTCCAAGAGTCGGAGCGACACAGTTAGTAGCGATGTTAATGCCTGCTAACACTTTCTTTGCTCCCTTTGTTTTGAATAGATATTTTTTCATGTTTACTTTCCTAACTTCATAATAATGTCTTCTAGCTTCACGACCTTATAAGTTTTCCCTTCTACCTGGACGTCTTCACCGGAGCCTTTAAGGAACAGGACGTGATCACCTAACTTTGGGCCTATTTCATTAAAAGCAGTTGGGCCATCCACCACCTCACCTTTGTATGTAAAACTGTCCTGCACTGAAGCAAGAGCAACCTTTCCTTCTACTTCTTCGACCTTCTTGATTAAATAATAGTTGTTATACATCTCCATAAAGCATATTGAACCCCGTTTCTTGAGGCTGTAATAAATCTAATTTGTAAATCCTTCTGTCTCGACAGACTGAAGGTGACTTAATAAAAAACTGATCCTTTATCTTTTGTGATATGAGCCGGGCGTTCCATTTACTGCACTTATGTTTGGCTCTCCAAAATCTGAATATCCCATGAGTATTCCAATCTCTGCTCTCTACTTTCACTACTCTAGATGGAAAATAATCCTCCTTACAGTCAATGCAATAAAATATCTGAGGCGGTAACTCTTCATTTACTTCAAGCTCCTTTTTTAGATCATCCCTTCTTGCCTGAGTATCTCTCTTATCCCACACATCCTTGAGCTTATTTTCTAGTTTTACTACGTCCGGGTGTTCCATGATTACTTATCTCCTATTATTTCTTTTAACCTTCTGTGGAATCTTTCCCATATTGGCTCTTGATTCAGTAAATATTCGTTCCGTTCTTCGTCATTCATTTCTGGTATAAAAATTGCGTTTCCGTTCCCTTTCTTGTCTGGAATATTTTTAATATCATCCTCAGATAAAAACTCTATGGCTTTTAAATACTCTGGATCCTTATTCGTTAGTTTCCAAAGCCTCTTTAGTTGTTTTAGTCTTTTTAACATTTTTATTTAAAATTAATTCTTTTAAGTGTTGATCAAAGCTTTGTATGTTCTGTTGAAACTTTGGCTTGAAAAAGAAGTTATAAACATTTTCTTTTGGCTTCTCCGGATCAATGACTCCAT